ACTTCTATTATGCCTGATAATAAAATTTTTTATTATCAAGGCGATGTCAACAAAGGACAAAGTTTTGGTAGAAATTTTTTAATTAAAAAAGCTATAGAAGATGGTTGTGACTATATTGCTTTTTTAGATGCAGATGATTTTTGGTTAAAACATCACCTAGAAAAAAGTATTCAATGTCTAGAAGAATCTGATATAGTTTACTCTACTCCAGAATTTATTCAATCAACTGGCTATCCTGCTTATATGACTAATGTTCCAATTCCTAAAATTTTTATAGGAAAACAATTAAAGCATAATAATTTTATTTGGATATCAAGTGTAGTTGCTAAAAAAGAATGTTTTTTAAATAACGAATTTGATTCTTCTTTAGACAGCATAGAAGACTGGGATATGTGGATTCGATTGAACGATCAAAATTTTAAGTTTACAAAGCAACCTGAAACTACTATACTTTATAAAGTAAACACAAATAGTCAAGCCGCTGTGGGTAAAACTAAAATACCTTTAATGAATCAAAAACATCAATTAATTAGTCAATTAAAATTACATTTAGCCTGCGGGTTAGATTACCAGCCTGATTATATTAATGTTGATTTATATCCTCTTCCGCAAGGAAAATATGATGCTCATTTTGATGTATCAAAACTTCCATATGAAGATAATAGTGTCGACGAAATTCGTGCATTTCATATTATTGAGCATTTTGATTTTTTTGAAAGTCAACATGTGTTAAATGAATGGTATAGAGTTTTGAAACCAGGAGGAAGATTGTGGGTAGAAACTCCAGATTTTTTAGCAACGTGTGATGCCTTTGTTAAAGGTGATGAAGATTTTAGAGTATTGCTCTACGGACAATTTTTTGCTCACCCGTGGATACCGGGACAAACACATAAATTTTTGTTTACAGAAGGTCAGTTAGCTACACATTTATCTTGGTCAAAATTTAAATCTTTTAAAAGATTGCCTCCTGCATCAAATTATGTAATGGATAGCACTGTAAATTTGTTCTTAAACGCTGAGGTATTTAAATGAAAGAAATCCTTTGTTCTATTTCTACAAGAGGTAGATATGACACAACACTATCATTGGCAATCCAAGCTGTTATTAATCAAACTAAAAAAATAGATAAACTAATTATTTTTGATGACAATGATAATCCTAAAGACTTACGTGAAATTCAAATGTATATGTATTTGCTCCAAACTATGGATGCAAAAGGAATAGAATGGGAAGTTTTATTTGGACAAAAGAAAGGTCAACATTATAATCATCAAATAGCAAACACTATGGGTTATGAATGGGTCTGGCGTGTTGACGACGATTGTGTGCCCGAGCATAATACATTAGAAAATTTATGGAAACATGTCGGACCTGATGTAGGTGCAGTAGGCGGTTCAATCTTAACACCACCATTTGCTCCAGTTGAAAATTCTACAGGAAAAATTGAAAATTTAAATAGCGAACCAAATATTCAATGGGATTTTATAAAACAAAAACAAGAAGTAGATCATTTACATTGTTCTTTTATATATAGAGCAGGAATTAATGATTATAATTTGTCTCTTTCTCGAGTGGCACACAGAGAAGAAACATTATTTACTTACGGTTTAAAACAAAAAGGCTACAAATTGTTTGTAGTTCCGAATGCAATTACATGGCATTATAGAAATCAACAAGGCGGAATTAGAACAGAGACAGAAGAACTGTTCCATCACGATGAATATGTATTCAGAAAAAATCTTGAAATAATGGATAAAACTATCGTAGTATTAGACAGCGGGTTAGGAGATCATCTTGTGTTTAAAAAAGTATTACCCGATATAAAAAATCCTGAAATTTTTAGTTGCTGGCCTGAAATAATTCCTGGTCGTAGTATACAAGAAGCCAAAGACCTATTTGGAGACATTGACAAATACAATGTCTATATTCAAATGGATAAATGGAAATGGCAAGATTCCTTAGAGAATGCCTTTAGAAAATTATATGTAGAAAAATTATGAAAATAGTTATATTTCCTTTTGCTAAAACTATGAGAACTGGCAAGCAACATCCTAAAAATTATCCCTGGTGGCCAGAATTAATTAAACTACTACAAGACGACGGGCATGAAGTAATTCAAGTAGGGTTAGATCACGAAACTCAATTAGTTCCTGATTTTAGAAAAAATTTAAGTATAGAACAATTATCAAATTTGTTAAAAGAAACAGATACATGGATAGGTGTAGATAGTTTCGGCCAACATCTAGGATGGTATTTAGGCATTAAAGGAATAGCATTATTTGGACAAAGTGATCCTGTAATTTTTGGACATGTAGAAAATATTAATATATTAAAATCTAGAAAATATTTAAGAGAACAGCAATTTTGGCTATGGGAACAAGCTGAATTTAATGCCGATGCTTTTGTAAAGCCAGATGAAGTTTTTGAAACTTTTAACAAAACTTTTAAAAATCAAGAAAAAACGCTGCCAAATGTTTTAAATTTCATTAGATAAATACTTGATGTATTTTGTTTTTTCAAGATTATTTATCTGTAAAATTATGGCCAATAAATAAGGAGGCCGAGAGAGAAACTTATGGGATTAATACCGGCAACAGGCAGTGCAATTGCATTTGGAAAAGTTAACCAAGCTTATACCAATAATACTCCTGGATCTGCGGGTAACGCTCCTGCTGGTGGTCAAAATATTAGCTTAAGTTCAGTATTAGGAAATAATGCAACTTATGGTATTAATCAAGCATCAGGAACACCAATAAGCTTCTCTGCTACATTCGGCGGCAAATCTACTCCTTTTGATTATCCACCATAATATGAAAACAGAAAATATAAACAAACTTTTATCAACAGTAATTCAAGGACCTAGTAAGTGGGAATTAGATACTATCATTTATTATGATAGAACTTCTAATCCTGAAACATTAATTCGGTTTTTAACAAGAATTCAATTCTTAAAAAGTTCTAAAAAATTAGATTCCGGTGAAAAGCAAGAATTAACTCATTTATTAGAGTTATTAGAAGATTTAGACGAAGAAGAATGTGAAGAACTTTTAACTAAAACTGATGAAGAAACTAAAGATTTGTTCATTGAAAATTTAGCTAGAACTAGTGCCATTGAAGTTTTAACACATGGAAAAATTAGTTTTGAATCTATGCATACTGCTTGCAAATTAAGTCCTAATGACTTTATACTATGTGCTAAACGAACACAAGATTTAATAACAGCTATTCAAAGTCTTGTTATTAAAGGTGAAACACTTAGTAAAGATGTTGCAGGCGCATGAGAAAGAATTCAGTTTTTTCCACAAGCAAATGGTCAGCTAAAAAAAGTAAACTGGCTGTTTTAATTCCTTGCCGAGATACTCTACATTCGGCACATGCTTTAAGTTTGGCAGAAATGGTCAAACTTAATACTATGAATGATATAGATACGCATGTTTTTATGGATGCTAGCACAATTTTATTAACTCAAAGAGAACGCCTTGCTACAGAAGCAATAAATGTAGGTGCAGAATATATTCTTTGGTTGGATAGTGATATTGTTTTCCCTGCAACTACTGCGGTAAGATTGTTAGCACATAATGAAGATGTAGTTGCTGCTAATTATATTAGAAGACAATTGCCTGCAAAAGGTGTTGCTTATGAAGTAATAGGTGATTGGGAAAATCCTCTTCCTTTTGAAGTATATGATGATTTAGTTGAAGTTGAGGGAGTCGGTATGGGTTGCATGTTAATGAAGACAGAAATTTTTCATAACATATCCAAGCCGTGGTTCGAATTTGGGTGGAGTCCAGAATCGAATGATTTCTTAGGTGAAGACATGATATTATGTCAAAAAATAGCTCAAGCAGGACACACAATAAAAATTGATACTGTTCTTAGTCAAGAGTTAAGACATTTAGGAACTTGGGCGTTTGGCCCAGACTTATTAGATTAAATCTAATAAAACTTCTATTTTAGCTTTAATAATTTTATTGTTAAAAGAATTTCTTAATCCCTTATGTAAGGGCGCCGGCCAATTTTCATAATTAACCCAACAGTAACCAGAATGCTCGTTATTTAAAGAGGGAATAAATTCTTTATCGACTAACAATACATATGTATTGTATTGAAAATTTTGATCGCTACTTACAAATAGTTCTAAGGGAATAGTTTTTATAATATTAGGTATTGATCCTATTTCTTCTTCTATTTCTCTCTTAAGTGCATCAAATAAGGTCATGTCTTGTGGTTCTTTTTTACCACCTACTATACTCCACGTGCCTGCTGTTTTTCCTTGATTTCTTCTCAGCAGTAAAAATCTTTTAGTTTCTTTACTTAAAAATAATCCACCACTACAGTTTATAGAACTAATCGCCATAGTCTTTTGTCGTATACGCCTTCGTAAGTTTTACTCCAGGAACCTTCAAACCATTTATATTGTATTCCTGTAAATGTATTAGTTATATAAACAGTATCAGTAACAGTTTGTGAATTGAAAATTACAGTCCAATTTGTTCCGTCCCACTCGATAATGTCGTTTGCATATGCTTGAAAATCACTATTATCATTATTTTTCCATGCATCCGGTCCGTCATATCCTGGTTGACCAAATTGATCGTTTACATTGATATCTTCTAATATTAAATATCTTGTTCCAGCAGCTACGTTTTGAGGATTAAATCTTTCTGGATTAATAACCGCAGTAATAGTTCCACTACCGGCAATTATTGTATTAGTTGGCACAGTGTCCGAATCAATATTTAAAATCATTAATTTGTCATCAACAGGATCTAAACTAGCATACGCAACAACTTCATTATCATCTAATTGACCAAATCTTAATTGACTTAACCCTGCTCTAAATTTGCCGGGATGCATATCTAAAATTTTATACCACGATGCAGAATTTCCGGGGACTGACAAATCTAGACTTTCTCTTTCGCTAGTTGCTTTTATTAATCTTGCTGTATTGTTTAATATTAAAAGGTCATAATCGCCTGGAGTTATCGTTATAGTTGCGTCTGGTTCAGTTCCTTGAAACATTTCAGCAGCACCAATTTTATCATACACTGAATTAATTGTTCCTTTTGCATTTGTGGCAAAAATGTTTGCAATAATTTTTGTAATTACTCCAAGTTTTTTAACTTTAGCAGGAGGAGTGATCCATATAGGGGCTTTAAAAGTCCAACTAAAAATATCTATGTCTTCATTTAATCCTTGTGGAACAGTTCTTGAACTGAATACTTGTGTATCTATATCTAACACACTTAAACTGGTCCAATCAATGTAGTTGTCAGTTGTTTGTATTTCAAAGCTCGGAGTAAACAACACAGAAATTTGTTCCCATAACTGTAATTTTTGTTCGGTGTTAGTTGTCCATACATCTGCTGCAAATGTAATTACATAAGGAGTGGGCATTATTCTTTCTATAGTATAATTGTTACCTTGTATGTTAAGATACTCTTGATTATTTTCATCGAACGCTCTTTCTCTAATATGTATTTTACTGACAAAGGTCGGATCTTGAAGTCTAGGGCGATCAAATTGTAAGTCTTTTATATAGCAAGCAATAAAAGGCGCACTGGGAATAGTGTTCTCACTGTTTTTCTTTATTATTTGAGCAACCTGTCTAGTTATATCACCATATCTAACAGGAACTTGAACTAATTGTCCTTTAGCATCCCTATAACTAAAGTTGCTCATTATTTGAATAAATTGAGCAAGATATCGTCTTACCTGACCGTCGTAAAAATAATCCAATTTTATCTCCTATTATATATCTGCTCTTGGTTTTAATGCTTTGCTTAATGATTGACGCTCTTGTATAACTTCTCCAGCAATAGTTGATGTTGTAGTATTATTAATGAATCCTGCCTTCTGACTGTTTCTTGCTAGTTCAGGATCTGCTACCTGTGTTAATCCCTTGGTTGTGTTAATCATTCTTACATTGTCTTCAAATTTAATCCAGTTGTTTCCGTCATATCTAAATAACCTATTAGGCAAGTAGTCAGTTCTTAAGTGAAACTGGCCCCTGGCTGCATTAGAAGGAAAACTTATACCGAAAGAATAAGCAGCGCCGTTAACAGGAACACCGTCACCTGTTAGGTAGCCAACATAATAATCTTTATTGGGACTGTTTAAAATCATGCTAGCATCTAACGCATGATTAGTCATACTGGCATCGGCTTCTACATCGGATGCATCTGCTATATCAACTGTTCCTGTAGCATCTTTTTCAGGTATTACATAGAAATGTTGAGTTTCATAACCTGTTTTCTTAACATCTTCTTGTGCTTGAGCAATAATTTGATTGTTAATATCAATACTCTGCTGATAGCTAGATAATAAGTCTCTCAATGTGCTGCCATCTTCTGCACCAGAATCCTGGTCAAGAATTTCTTTAAATTCTTGTGTGTCAACTAACGGAGCACATTTAGCTCTTATTAAATGAGGATACCATGTTTGACTATAACCGGTCGCTGGTCTTGTAACTTCACTTATTACATAAAATCTTTTTAGTGCAACTAAACTGTTATCTAGTGCATATTCATCTTTTTGATGGGGTAGTTCAATAACATCTCCTGCCATTATTTTTCTTCCGATAGCATCAAAAGAACTTCTTAAATGAAAAGTTATCATGATATTATCGTTCTGTAAAAATAATCCAAACTGACTAAGATTAAAATCTATATCTTGCAATGTATAAATTCCTCTTATAACATATACGTCTGGATCATATTTTCTATCTCTGTTTTCCATAAACAGCACATCTTGTATTCCAAGTTCTTCTATAGCGTTTGAATTATTTGGAGTTGTAGGGGTGCTTTCTCCTTCCAGGGGATTTACTGGTCCAATGTATTTGTGCAGGAAAACATCAGTTCCTCCAACCTGAAATTCTTCATTAATTATGCGATCCAAAAAGCGAAAATCATTGCCTTTTTCGGGTCTGTAAAGAGATAGTCTTGGCATAGTAATGTATTTATGGCTAAATACCATTATGACTGAAAACGAAAACGAACGCCAAAAAATAATTGACTATTGCAAAGCTATGCTAGGCGATGGTATGATTGATATTGAGCTAGATCCTGTGCATTATAACACTGCAATAGATCGAGCACTAAACAAATTTCGTCAAAGAAGTAGCAATGCAGTAGAAGAAAGTTATAGTTTTTTAACTATAGAAGTTGACAAAAATGATTATGTATTGCCGCAAGAAGTAATGCAAGTTCGTCAAATTTTTAGAAGAAGTATAGGTAGTAGATCAGGTGGCGGTCAAGGTGGAACATTGTTTGAACCATTTAATCTAGCTTACTCAAATACATATTTGTTAACTGCTACAAATATGGGGGGTTTAGCGACCTATTACGCATTTGCAAGTTATCAAAAACAAGTTGGTAAAATGTTCGGTAGTGAAATTAATTTTACATTTAATCGAACAACAAAGAAATTAACTTTAATGCAAAGACCGAGAAGCGAAGAAGAAGTATTATTATGGATTTATAATTACAGGCCAGATTTTAATCTCATGCAAGATCCATATGCAAATCAATGGTTAAAAGATTATAGTCTTGCAACTTGTAAGATAATGTTAGGTGAGGCTCGCGAAAAATTTGGTCAAATTGCAAGTCCGCAAGGTGGAACTCAATTAAACGGAACAGCACTTAAAGGCGAAGGCAAAGCTGACCTGGAAACCTTAGAGCAAGATTTAATCAATTATAAAGATGGATCTACTCCGTTGACATTTGTCATTGGCTAATAAAAACATTGACCTTAGTATAATTAAAGTATAAATTATAGTATTGCTTGGGGAATACTATGATTGTTGGTTTCTGTGGTTTTATTGGAAGTGGTAAAGATACAGCAGCGGATTACTTGATTAATTATCACGGATTTCGACGAGATAGTTTCGCTAATTCTCTTAAAGATGCAGTTTCTCATGTATTTGGTTGGGATAGAATTCTCCTTGAAGGTAGGACAAATGAAGGTCGCGAGTGGAGAGAACAAGTAGATACTTGGTGGGCTGACCGTTTAAATATTCCACACTTAACACCTCGATGGGTTTTACAGCAATGGGGCACAGAAGTTTGCCGACAAGGGTTCCATGACGATGTTTGGATAGCCAGTTTAGAAAATAGATTGCTAAAAACCAAAGATGATATTGTAATCAGTGATGTAAGATTTCCTAACGAGATTAAAGCCATTAAACGTGCCGGCGGCAAAGTAGTAAGAATTGTTAGAGGAACGGATCCTGAATGGTATGCTGATGCAGCATTAGCTAATGCAGGTGAACAAGTTGTTGGCTCGGCTATTGCAAGAGCAAGAATGAGAGCAAGACAGATTCATGCATCTGAATGGGCATGGATTGAAAACGGTATTGATTTTTCAATTGATAATAACGGAACAATTGACAGCCTGTTTGAACAGATCAAAAATCGGGTGTTAAATCTCCCTGTCGCCATGGCAGTTTAAATTTATATAGTATACGTTGACAGTTTGCACATACCGATTTTAGATTATTCGGTTTACAATTTGTAGGATTTCCGTCAGCATAAAATATGCTAAATTGTTCTTGATATTTAGAACTGAATCCACACTTGTCACAAACTGTCTTTTTTTTGTAACCTAATTGAGCCCATAGGGGCTTTTCTTTTTTTCTATTCTTAGCGCAGTGGTCGCATTTTGATCTATAGAAGACTTTATTTTCTTTATAGTAATTGATAGCAACTGGACGTTCCTTGCAATTTTTACATAAATTTCTAATCATGCGCCCTTTTTCGTCCCTTTTATACTGTATTTAATCCTTAATTTTTTTGGCATTCATACTAAATATATCAAAGTAATCCATTAAGGAGATCATACAATGGCTAATTTGCAATCACCAGGCGTACAAGTTCAGGTAATAGATGAAAGTTTTTATTTGCCTGCTGCACCGGGAACAACCCCAATGATTTTTGTTGCTTCTGCTCAAGATAAAATTAATCCAAGCGGAAGTGTAGCTCAGGGAACCACAGCTGAAAATGCTGGTAGAGTTTGGTTAATTACTAGCCAAAGAGATCTTACCGATACATTTGGAACACCAATATTTTATACTGATGCGAGTGGCAATCCTCAACACGGTGGCGAATTAAATGAATATGGACTTCAAGCTGCATATAGCACATTGGGAGTAAGTTCAAGAGCATATATAGTTCGTGGAGATTTAAACACTACAGATTTAATTCCTTCGAGCTCAGAGCCTAAAGGTGAACCTGTTCCTGGAACAGTTTGGATAGATACTGATGCCTCAGTATATGGAATCAAAGAATGGAATTCAAGTACACAAAAATTTACTGTTAAAACTCCTATCGTATTGAATGACGATACCCCGGATGATCAGTTTGATGGAGTTTTTCCTACATCAGCAGTCGGGCTACCTGGCGATTATGCAATGGTCATTACCAGTTCTAACGAAAATATTTTGTATTATAAAAACGCATCTAATACCTGGCTTGAAGTTAAAACTAATTTTGATTCGACTCAAAAACAAGTTGAAATTGGCCCGCACTTTACTATTCCAAATTTTACTGCTTCAACTTCGACACCAACAGGAAGTGTGTGGATAACTACAACGATTCCTGCAAACGGAGCAAATTGGGTAGTTAAATCTTATGACGGTGATTCTCAAGATTGGGTAACAGTGTCTGCACCTATGTTTGACAATATTCCGTCTGCAATATTTGCTCAAGATAGAGCAGGCGGCGGCAAAAATATTCCTGTAGGTTCTATAATTATTGATTATGATGCCAACTCTTATCCTCCAGGAAATGCTGCAACATTTAAACTTTGGAGAAAATCTCAAACAGGAAACACAGTTATAACTAGTGCCGCATCAACACAACCTGCTGTGTTAGGAACAAGCACAAATACTACCTGGAGTTTTTCTATTAGAGAATCTCGTTTAAATTCTAATACATGGAGTAATTCTTCTACGATAACTATATCAGGAACAACTTCTAGTGTAAAATTAGCAGCATTAATTCCTGGTTTAATTGCAGGATCAGGTTTAGTTAATATAACATCTAATTTTAATACATCTACAAATAAACTGACAATTACACATAATTTAGGCGGTGCTTTTGAATTGTTAGACGGCACCAATTCTCCATTAGCAGCAGTAGGATTTTCAGAATTTGATCCTGTATTAGGATTAGGAACACAAAACTTACACGCCGCACCCGGAGACGGATTTACATTAATAGCAACAACATTTAAACCGTTAATGTATGAGGCAACTAATTCTGCACCATTTACTGAAACAGAAGATGGAAAATTATGGTATAATTCTGTTGTTGATGAAGTTGATATTTTATATCATGACGGACAATCATGGATAGGTTATTTAAATGCTTTTCCTTTAACAGATCCAAATGGTCCAATTATAAGTGCAACAAGACCTACAGAACAATCTGACGGAACACCGTTAGCAACTAACGATATATGGATCAGCACAGAAAATATTGATGATTACGGTCGAACAATTTATGTTTATGACGATACATTACCTGCAGGTAAAAAATGGGTATTACAAAATGTAACTGACCAATCTACACCAGATGGTTGGTTGTTTGCTGACGTTCGTTGGGCAACTGCTGGTAGCCTTTCACAGGCTGCATCGATTGTTGATTTATTATCAAGCGATTACTTAGATCCCGATGCACCTGATCCAGCAGTATATCCAAAAGGTATGCGCTTGTGGAACACTCGTAGAAGTGGATTTAATGTTAAAAAGTTTATTAGAACTTACATTAACATTGAAGCAAACGAAGGACTAAACTTAAGATTTAACGACGAATCAATGGCCGATTATTTTGTTGATCGTTGGGTAACTCAATACCCGACAGCAGAAGACAGCGGTCCGCAATTCGGTCGTTCGGCACAAAGAGCACAAGTTGTGAACTCACTAAAACAACTAATTGATTCTAATACAGCAATTAGAGATACTGAAAGTTTAGCATTCAATTTGATTGCAGCACCTGGTTATCCAGAAGCAATTCAAAATATGATTGCATTTAATACAGATCGTAAATTGACTGCATTTGTTGTCGGTGATTCTCCATTCAGATTAAACCCAACTGCTACAGCATTAAGCGAATGGGCTTTAAATACTAACGGTGCATTAGACAACGGCGAAGTCGGTGCAACAAGTTTTGATGAATATATGGCTATTTGGTATCCAAGTGGTTACACAAATGACAATACCGGAAATAGAATTGTTGTTCCACCAAGTCATATGATGTTACGCACAATTATTAATAGCGATAACAAGAGTTATCAATGGTTTGCTCCGGCAGGCACACGTCGTGGTGGTGTTGATAACGCAACATCAGTTGGCTATGTAACTGAAGAAGGCGAATTCAAACCAGTATCATTGTTTGATGGATTAAGAGATGTATTATACAATGCAAAAGTTAATCCTATTGCTACATTAACTGGAGTTGGAGTTGTTGCTTACGGACAAAAAACTCGTGCAAGAAATGCTAGCGCATTAGATAGAATTAATGTGTCTCGTCTAGTAGTTTATATGCGTAGACAGTTAGATCTATTAGCAAGACCATTCTTGTTTGAACCTAATGATGCACAGACACGTAGAGAATTAAAAGCCGCAACTGAAAGTTTCTTACTAGAATTAGTGGGTCAAAGAGCTCTTTATGACTTTATTGTTGTTTGCGACGAAACTAACAATACACCAGCAAGAATTGACCGCAATGAATTATGGTTAGATATTGCTGTTGAACCAGTTAAGGCTGTTGAATTCATTTACATTCCTTTAAGACTAAAGAATACTGGTGATATTCAAGCTGGGCTATAAAAGGTAAATATAAAAACTAAGGAGCATTAATATGCCAATTGCAAGTTTAAATAGATTTACAGTTCCTTTGAGTGCAACGCAGGCTGCGACCACTCAGGGTCTGTTAATGCCAAAATTAAAATATCGTTTTAGAGTAACATTTGAAAATTTTGGTGTAGCCGGTAATCCTGCTACAGAATTGACCAAACAGGTTATTAGTGCTGCTCGACCTGATGTTAGTTTTGAAGATATTAATCTTCCTGTTTATAATAGCACAGTAAAATTATTAGGTAAACATAACTTCGCAGATACAAAACTTGTATTAAGAGATGATGCTAGTGGAGTAGTAAGTAAAAAAGTCGGTGAGCAACTACAGAAACAATTTGATTTCTTTGAACAAAGTGGTGCAGCAGCCGGAATTGATTATAAATTTAGAATGCGTATAGAAATTTTAGATGGCGGCAACGGGCAATACGAACCAGTGACATTAGAAAGTTTTGAATTTTTAGGTTGCTATATTAAACAAGCAACTTATGCAGAAGGTAACTATAGTGAAAATGCCGCTATGGACATTAACTTAACTATAAGATTTGATAATGCAATACAACTAGAAGCACCTGGTGGTGCAGCAAGCGGTATAGGACTAGAAGTAGGAAGAGTAGTAAGACCACCTACAGCGCAAGGTCTAACAACAGGTTAATAATAAAATTAACCTTTCTAAAGCCTGGGTTAAAAACCAGGCTTTTTTATTTGGCTAAATATTAAATTATGAGCAACGCATTTACTAATTGGTTAGCATCGGCAGGATCAAGTTCAATTGATGGAACACCTATATTAAAAGATTATCAACATGCCAGCAGATTATATGTAGATGACACATATGCTTATGCTCCTAAAGTTGGATTCCTTTATTTTGTTCAATTTAACATTACACCATCGGCAATTTTGGACAAAACATGGGAAAATAAAAGTGTAGCTGATGTCGGTCTTTTAGTTAAAAAAGTTGATTTACCAAAATTTACTATTACGACAGAAACATTAAATCAATACAATAGAAAAACTGTAATTCAAAATAAAATTAATTATT